ATGACAGATGGGGAGAAAGAAAAAAACAAAGAAGAAAGAGGAAAACTCGACTCCTACGCTGAATCAATTGGAATCGGAATTAGAATCTTTCGGGAAATCAACGAACAAGTCGAAGCCTTCGTCAAAAACGGAAACTCATTTGTGGAATGCGCCGAATGCGGTTGCCTACGCAGAGAAAAGACTGGAGATTAAATTAGATGACTGGCAAAAAGAATACATCGCCCATGAGGGAAACACAGTCGTTCGGGCCGGCAGACAAAGCGGCAAAAGCTTTGCAGAGTCTCTCCGAGTCGCCTTATTCGCACTCCTTAATCCCAATACATCCACTCTTATCATTGCATCTGTTGATAGACAGAGTGTTGAATTACTGGAAAAGGTTAAGGCGCAGATTATGGGCCTTGCACCCTACCAAATCATAGGGAAACCAACATTTCATAAAATAATATTAAAAAATGGCTCTAAAATCATGGCTGAACCGGCTGGCCAGACTGGATATGGACTACGTGGTTTCACGGTCAATAAGTTGGTGGCTGATGAGGCTCACTATATTCCCGACGCCGTATTCGTGGCCATTCGTCCGATGTTGGCGACTACGGGGGGAACATTGGACTTACTTTCCACACCTAGAGGAAATGAGGGATTTTTCTACGACTGCTTTCAATCAGACGATTTCCACAAAATCCATATAATGTCTAAGGACTGCCCAAGGATAAGTGATGAATTTCTAGAACAAGAACGTAAACGGATGACGAAATTAGAGTATTGTCAAGAATATGAGGCAGAGTTCCTCGACTCCCTTATGCAATTCTTCAGTAGAGAACTCATAGAGGAATGTTTCTCTGAAAATAGACTAACAAACGCAAGAAATTTCTTAGGTGTGGACTTCGCGGGGCATGGGGGCGACCCTAACGCATTCGCAAGCGTAGAGAATAAAGGAAAAGTGAGTTTTATCTATGAAACGGAGACAACGGAAGACCAGAAGGCATGGGAAACAGTAAATAAAGTTATTCGGTTAAACGAACAACACAATTACAAGAAAATCGGGGTAGATGATGGGGGTCTTGGTTCTCCAATCCTAGACTACATGCTCACACACAACTCCCTAAGAAGAAAGGCAATCGGACTAAACAACGCCAAAAGGGAAATCAACGCAGACGGACAAACCAAACAACTTCAAGGGATAGAGATGTGGGCGAATATGAAGATAATGATGGAGCAAGGTCTTGTCAAATTCTCCGAGAAGAACGACGAACTCATAAGAAGTCTCACCTCTATTCAATATGTCGTCGATAAAGACACTAAAAACATTAAAATTCATGGGAAATACGACCATATAGGGGAAGCGGCGAAAAGAGCGCTATGGTTGGTAAAATGCAAAGGATTAAATATTATGGCTTTCTGTTAATTATATGGCTCACACAGGAATTTATGCAACATCAGCAGAATGTATCTTCAAGATGGGGAATGGTTACGATTCTACGAACGTCGATGAAGACCGAATCAACGAACTCTGCAAACAATGTGAGAGCTTCATCAACGACTTAGCAAGACAAGTGTTCGCAAAAGACGCCGCTGCTTTCACAGCCCTAGACGCTGGGAAGAAGTATATTTTATCTGAAACAGTTTCTAACTATGTTGGCTTCTATGGGGCGATGTATGACGCTGCAGGTTATGGTTCACAAAGAGAGCAAGAGAACATAATGAATACTTGTTGGGCGAGGTTTATTCAATGTATCGGTTTACTTAAATCACAGGAGACTGTAACCTTTATTAAATAATGGCAGACCAGTTATTAACAGGGACGACGTTAGTCGAGAAAGAAAGTAGAAGTATTGGGGATGTTCCTATTGGGGGAATTGTATCATGGGCGAAGACACTATCAGGAGTGCCAAGCCTAGCAGAAGGGTGGGTAGAATGTGACGGGACAGTTTTAGTAGATGCTCTTAGTTCTTTAAACGGACAAACAATTCCAGACCTTAACGGAGATAATAGATTTTTGAGAGGTAATTCTACGAGCGGGGCGACTGGGGGAAGTGAAACACATACCCATACAATAACAGCACCAGAAGGTGGAGATTTATCGGGAACAGCATACGATTATGCTTTCGAATCTTCGGGAGCCCACACAGGCGCTGAATCAACTTTACCAACATACTATGAGATTGTTTGGATAATGAGGGTTAGATAAGATGACACACGACTTTAAAAGATTCCCAGAACTGACGAATAACCAGATGAATCTCTACTACTTCGACAGCCCACACCAACAAATCGCAGAGGACTTCGACGCTAAGGTTGTTAATGTTCACGATGGCGACACCGTAACTTTAGAAGTCGGGTTCAGAGACTTCACATTCCCTTTACGGATGAGCAATCTCATGGCGGCGGAACTCAATGAGGAAGGGGGAATAAGAAGTCGTAATCACCTCAAGAACATGATTGAAGGGGCGATGGTAGAAATCATAATTAACAAGATGAATCGTGTGGGTAAATATGGTCGTCTCTTGGGCGAGGTTCGTTATAAGGGCTTTGATGTTGGGCAACAGATGATACAGGATGGCTTCGCCGTTTCTCTCGACGAAGAACAACCGGGAATTAAACCATTACTATTATTGGACGTGATTTGATGGGAGATTCAAAAGTTGATTCAATGACGGTAGGGGATGTTTCACATAACCCAGCGTTCACAGTTCCCGGAGAATCACTAGACTCCCCAAATGAAATAACAGAAACAGAATACATGAATACAAAGTGGGGGCAACAATTAGGTTACTTCAACACAATAGCAGAACTCCAAGCAACAATCAACGCCAAAGCAACATGGACTATTGGGAAGGGCTTTAAATCTGATGAGGTGACAGAAATGCTTTTAGATACTCTCAAAGGAAACGGATTAGACACCTTTAACACAATCCTAGAAAACATGATAAGGACATACTACATCGGGGGAGACTCTTACGCGGAAATCATCAGAGACGACGAGGGAAATCTAATAAACCTCAAATGTCTAAACCCTTCAAGAATAAAAATCATAGCAAACAAACAAGGGATGATTACAAGATATGAGGACAACTTAAAAGGGAAAGTTTCAAAATTCAAACCAGACAAAATATTTCACCTCTCACGAAACAGAATAGGAGATCAGATGCACGGGGTTAGTGTTATTGATTCTGTGGAGAACATCATCCTTGCGCGTAACGAATCAATCACAGATTATAAACAAGTGATGCACGACAACGTAACACCTCGTTGGAAATTCAAATTAAAAACAGACGACCCAACGGAAATAGCAGCATATAAGGCGAAGATGGATGCGGCGACAAAGACAGTCTCAACAAACATCTATGAACCTTTTGATGTTTCAGAATCAGAATTAATAACGGTTGCACCTAACGCAACACTTGACCCTAAGGCATGGATAGAAGCACAAGGAGACTTTTTCTATGAGGCGGTTGGTGTTCCGCAAATCATCTTAGGGGGAAGTGGCGAGTTTACTGAAGCATCCGCTAAGATTGCATACCTCGCCTTTCAACAGAACATCGAGGAAGAACAGTTGTTTATTGAAGAGCAATGCTTATCACAACTAAACCTAGTTATTGAATTAGAGTTCCCTGCATCTCTTGAGAACGAATTATTATCAGACAATGCAAAGGATGGGGCGCAGAATATCGACCCTTCGGAAACTACTGCGGGAGAAGGACAATGATAGAAGAATATTTAGTTCAATATGGGGTATTAGGGTTATGGACAGCATCACTAGTTATTGAAAGATATAGGTGGCAGAAAGGGGTCACGGTAGCACTAAATAAACTAACACAAGCAATCGAGGAGAAATTCTAATGGTATCAAAACGAGAAAAGGCAAGACAGAGAGGAAGGGCACGAATGGAAAAGGCGAAGAAGAAAAGGAAGGCAGATATTAAGTCAGGGGCATTTGTTAAGTCATCAGACAGAGACACAACAGCGACGGTAAGTAAACAATTTACTAAGAAAGACGGGAAGGATGTTGTGAGAGAGAAGACACCAGAGAAAACACCAATTCAACTCAACGAACCTATACAACTGAATGAACCTCAAGAAAAGGAAACGCCAAAACTAGCAAGTCTAAAAGGAATATCAAATGTTTTAAGTGGAAAAGATGTGAGTGTCTTTGGGAAAGATATATCGACAGGAGCAGGAGAAATCCCAAACGTCTACGCGGGGACTGTCCCAATAGCACCTAACCCAGCAGGCTTTGCATCAATCGCAGGGAAAGGGGGAGATATATATGCGGGAGCAGATTCAGCAATAAATCAGATAGTCTCGACAACAAGGAGTGAACTTGGAGGGATACTTGGAAAATATGTTTTAAATCCCGTGGGGACTGCAACGCCAACAGTAAGCAAAGTAGGACAAATGACAATAAATCCTAAAACTATGGGATTGAGTAAAAGTATGCTTTCTAAGGCATTTAGCACAAAGGCGATGGCGCTATATGGGGCATGGGCGAGTTCTATATTTCTGGGAAGATGGGGGCAAGCAGAAGCACCAGAGGCAATTTTAATCCCATTAAGAGATTTAATAGAAAATGCACAAACGCCAGAGGACTGGGCATTAGTTGAAGAACATTTAGCATCAGCCGCAGAAATAGCAGACATTTCTACATGGGAAGAAATAATGTTATGGAGTCCTTTTGCAGCAATCCCGGGAATAAAGAATAAGGCAGAGGGTGTCGCGGAGGGAGTTCAAGTCTTAGCGGAAGCAGCAATAAAAGTTCAAGAAATACAAAACGTGGAAGCGGAAACTGGAGAGTCTGAATTTCAAAGAGAACGTCGTGAGAGTGATGAGGCGGCGAGGGAGAGGGATGTAACGGCGCAAGAAGAAGATACTGAAAGATTTGCAGAAATCGAGGCAGAGAATCAAGCAACAAAACTAAGGGAGATGGAACTAGACTCTCAATACTACGCACTAATCAGGGAAGGGAAATATGAGGAAGCAGAGGAACTACTGCAATCTAGAATTAAGGGATAAAGACACCACCGCGTCGGGCAGTGCCGATTTCTCGTTGATACGATAAAATCGAAAACCCCTCCCGCACCCCTTTAGTAAATGCCAATTACAATAACTTTATAAAGGAGTGTTACGCTATATTTAT